TTAGTAAAAGTGGGTGAAGTAGATAATACAGCCGTTGTACCAGTTCCAGTCACAGCATATTCCCCTACAACCCCATTGTTATTATATAATACCCTTGTATTAGTTCCACTTGTTATGGTTGATGTTCCAATAGTTAAACCAGAAGATGAAACACCACCATAAAAAGTTAAAGCACTTAAAGCCGTTACACCGTCTCCTATACAATATTGTCCGTTATCAGTGTTATAAACTATTTGACCATCCAAAGGAACTGTGGTTGTAGCTGCTGCTATCTGTGCCGTTGTTCTATTTGCTGGTATTATATCTACGTTTGCCATTATGTTAAAGGGTCTATTATTGTTGAAGTATTATTAGTTAATGTGTCTATTATTTGTTGTAAAACCTCTACAGTATATCCCTCTCCTGGATTTAAGTACTGTAAAATATTACCGTCTTGGTCTATAATATAAGCCTTGCCAGCATTAGCATTTGAATCGGGAACATCACAAGTTGATTGGTCATAGAACTGTTCAATAGATATATCCATTTGCCAGCCTGTTACCTCATCATCAAAACGCTCTGTAAAGTCTGTTAACTGTGCCGTCTGATTTACGGTAGCATCATAAGCATCTTCTAACTCGTCTTTAATTTGTGACCATACATCTAATGCTACTCGCTGCATATCACTCAACACTTCGTTTTCGTTTCCCTCATCCTTGTGTACTAAATCACAAAAAAAAATGTTAAATGAAGTACTAAAGATATTCCCTGTTAAACTAGAGTTGTTTAAAGTAACCCCCATTAAAGGATATGTGATAGCATTTTCAGCACCAAACTCCCAAGGGTTACCAAACAAGAAAGTCCCGTTACTTAGTTGGGCGTGATTGCTTTGCTTGTTGTTTAATATCTGAATTATCTGGTTGAGAGTTAGCATTTATCTTAGCTTCTAATTGTTTTAATAACTGAATGTACTTTGCGCTTGTTTTGTTTCCTTTACTCATAATTTCCGATAATTATATTACAGTCATCATCTGAACTATCATCTAAATAGATACCAGTTTCGTAATTACTTTTATTAGGTTTAATGTCATCGTAATCTGGATTGCTTGTGTATTCTGGATAGCTTGATGCATTCTTCTTTAAATACTTGGTAATTCTTTCAGCGTACACTTCAGCGTTATTTTTCCACTTGTCCATTAAAAATTGGATTTCGTTTAAATCCGCTGGGGTGCTATTCTCTGAATTTTTAACCATTACACCCTTATTCATGTAACGATATTTGAATACTGGGGTACACTCACAAAGCACATACCAAAGCATACAAGGGATAACATAACTATCTAATAAGGTTTGGTTTAAACTTGTAACCGTGTTAGAATTGATTTGTGAAATGATCTCATCATAAAGGTCACTTCCTAATATTGGATGTATATAAATATCCTGCACTAATTGAATAGTAGGGGTTATAACTTTCATGTCTGGATTATTATTTATAATGCTGTACTCTTTTAAGTAATTTTCTGATATAATTAATGCACTCATTGTTTATACTTCCATTTATAGCCACCAGCCGATTTTCTAATTAAACTTCCGCTTGCAACTTGTGATATACTTCTATGGTCTATTCCTGTAATTCTGCCAGCTTCTCTAGCACCTTCAAACTCTGCTACAACATTATTGTTTTTATCTAACTGTACTATTCTTTTCTTTAATACACTTATTTCAAAACATTTGCGTTTTCTTTCTTCAGAAAATACTTTGCCACTTTGGCTTGGTGGATTGTTACCACCATTATTTTTGTTATATAGATTATAACCGTTAAACTTATATAAATCAATATATTCAGACTCTATAAATTCAGCCAACTCTATATTATCAACATTTTTAAGCTCTTCAATTATTGGCTTTTGTCCAATAGACTTAATATAAGCATATTTTTCTTTTTGCTTTTTATCTCTTAAATGTTGCGAGAATCTTCTTTTTATGTTATTAGTTACTCCAACATAAAATGTTGAATTATCTAATGGGTTTATCAATCTATATACGCTATACATATTATTTCTTCTTTCTAGCTTTAACTATACTTTTCCAGCTGTGCCTACAGAATGGTGTTGTTTCTCCTGTATTCGGGTTTGTGTAAAAACCCCCTCTGTAAGTCCAAGCATCATCACCAAATTCATTCGTTATCTTATCAATCGCCTCTCTAGTCCATCTTCTGCCATTATTAGATTTAGCTAATAACTCACGGCAAAAATCTCGTGTTTGGTTTGCGCTTGGTACATCTTCACGAGTAACGTATTTGTATACTGTGTAAGTCTCTGTTATTACTGGGCGTGTATCTTTATTTAAACCAGCTTCTGTTACGTTTAAAGCGTTATTGATGTAAGATATTAACCCAGCCGATAAAAGTGACTGTAAAGCCAAATTAACCGTATCTACGTCAGTGCCTAACATCTTTGCTATCTTATCCGCTGGTGTTTCTGGTGCGCCCTTTACAATTTCTAAAACCTTATTATCTATTTGGGTTTCAAACTTTAATCTGTTAAATTCTTTTTTTAACGCCTCATTACCACTACATACAAACTCCTCACTTACTATTTCATCATCATTGTCATCAATAGCGTACTTATCGAATAGGGCTAGTATTGCCTTAGTTTTATCACTGTTAAAATTTTGAACAGGCTGAACTAACAAAGTCTCTATATCCCCATCACTTAAGCCGTAACCACTCTTTAAAAGCATTTTAGCTTGCGCCTTATCTATCTTTCCTTTACTTAAATTATTCTTAATTCTATTAATGTTCTGCCATTGTCTACCAGTCAAGTTCTTAATGTTCTCATTAACCATTCCCTCCTGTACAATATCTGTTACCGGGTTAATTATCTCAACACCATACTTCTTAGATACGTAATTAGTCAATGTTTCTTTATTAAACAAAGCCATTACATTGGCATTATCTAAAGGTAAGATTTGGTCGGCTGTTGGGTTACTGATACCGTTATCGGTTTGTATTCCAAATAACACTGGATTAGCGTTATGACCTGTAAAGATATTCTGCTGAACTCTCTTAGCCATTTCTTGATACTGTTGGAAAGCATCGGCTGGAGTTAAAGGGGTCACGGCAGCAGGTTGAGCATCTTTATTAGCAAAGTTCAATATAGCCTTACCTGCATTATTAGTCCCGGTATGAGTTCCTTTAAACTGTTCAGCTATTTTCTTTTTCTCTGCTTTTGGTGGCTCTCCATTAAAGAAAGTCACGATAGAACTAGCACTCATACCATTTACCACAGTATTATAAGAGTGGTTAGTGATCTCTATATTAGTTTCAATATCCTGAACGCACTGTAAATAGTTAGGCTCTGGATATAAATTAGAAAACTCTGTTGAATGAATAGTTGGGGTCTTATAGAAATATATTTGTGTTCCTGTTCTTACGTTTGGATTAAACGCATCCATTTCTGTATAACTTGGATGTCTTTGAGGGGCTGAATTAATCGAACCGTCCTCATTTACCCATTTCTCACAATAAAAGAATTTACTGCCGTCTGCCGATCTTCTTAACTTAGCTAACTGCATACAGTAAACTTTTGGCTTACCTCCTACAGTCCAAACTATTTGCCAAGCGAACCCGTCAAACATCTCAAACTGTGCGCACGTACTTCTGTAAATATCATTCCAGTCCTCTGTGTCATTTGCACTGTTTAGGAAATTTTGAATAACAGCTTGTTGAACTATTGATAAAGTTTCTTTATTGTAAGTCAATCCCTTTCCGAATACATAGTCTGTTTTACCCTTTACAATTGCCCCGTGTATTGAATCACGCTTATAGAGTTCAATTAAGTACTGTGGGTAGTTATTTTGTTCACCCCAGTAAATATAGTCCTTACCGTTTTTGTATTTAGCGATAGGTTGTAAATTGGTGGCTAAATCAACTCTAATAATATTTAATCCGTTATCTTCCATTATGTGCCGTATGTTTTAATTGATGACCTAGTATCTTTATAATAGGTGTGAGTAGGTGAAGCAGTGTTATAATACATTTTACCAGTTTCAACCTCTCCTGTTAAAGTTCTTAAGTCTGTAGTATCTATGTTTGTATAGTCGAATGTTGAAGCATCCGCTGTTTCATAAACGTAATAGTGATAAAATCCAAAGTCATCTAAATTAATATACCCACTTGCTGGGATATTAGAACTTGCTACCGTTATTACAAAACGATCATATCTATCTGTATAACTCGAAGTATTAGTAGCCGTACAAGCCACTTTTTTACCTGTATTGTCATTAACAAATACGAATACATAATCCGCATTGGTTATAGTCCTTTTTTCTTCTAAGGTAAAATCACAAGTATTTGAACCGAACTCTAAAAATATCACACTATTATATACACTTTATTTATAAATGTTACTATTTTAAAATTTAACATTTAAGAATGAAAATTTAACATTTGTGTATTGAATTAGTATGTATATTTGCATTATAAAAACAAACAATATGACAAAATTTGAAGTAATCAGAAAACACGGAATAACCCACTCCGTTGGTGTTGCAAACTCTTTTTTAAAGTTTAATAACACTGAAGTAAAGGGTAAAGACTATTTTGTAGTAGTTAAAAACACAAATGAAATAATATCTCTTTTAGAGGATTATGGTTTTGGAATGGATAGTGTAAAAAACAGAAATAAAGCTCTAGGCAGAGCAAAACCTATAGCTCTTGATTTTACATTACATGAAAGTGATGTTGAGATTTTTAAAACTATAGAAGATGAATACCACATTGTAACTAAAACATTAGATGGTAGGGTTTATGAATTAAACCAGAAGTCTTTAGTTAAAGAAATAGCTTCTGTATAAAAAAGAAAGGGGGATGCAGCTTACAGGCTACGCTCCCCCATTTTTGAGAAACAAACAAACAAAAGTTGTTAGATAATTGTTGCTACCACTGCACTCTGAACTTCAGGGGCAATAGTCTCTTCACTACCTGTTAATGTTATTCTATATCCGTTGAAATCTGCCATAGCAGTTCCTGTTTCGGTTGTGCTATCTGCCATTGACAAGCCATTAGCCTCACCTAATAAGAAGTATTTACCATTTCTATCTAAAGCAATAACCATTAAATCGTTTTGAGCTAGTAATTTAAACTCTTGTGATAATGTAGCTTGGTTCTTAGGGATAGTAAATGAAATAGACTGCTCATAATAAGTAGTGCCATTAGTTCTATTCGGCTTAATTGTTTGAGTGTAAGAAGCTACACCCATTTCTAACTCATAAGTCCAAAATGAACCGCTTGACATTGTCCACGCAGTAATAACACCAGATGCTTGAGTTACTGTTCCTTTTCTTGAAAGTTCAGCAATATAGATAGTTTTAATACCACCTACTGAATCACGGCATCCTTTTGTTATATCTTGTGTTAATGTACACGCCATTTTTTAAATATTTTAAATATTAATAAAAAAGAGGGGGGACTAAATCCCCCACTCATTATGAGTTAGCTTGGTAAACAATTAAGTCACCGAAAGCGATTTGAGTACCTACTTTGAACTCTGCTACGAAACGAATCTCATCTGCTTCTTTAGCATAGAATAGATCAAATTTCTCATCTTCGTTCATTAAGTCTGTACCTAAATACAAGTTATCAGTTGAAGTTAAAATCAACTTCTTTGTACCTGATAAGCCTAATACTGGTACGATTTCAATGTCTGAATTTTCAGCATACAAAGTACCTTCTGAACCAGTGATATGGTAAAGGTTATCAATACCTAATTTTAATTTGTAGTCACGAGCTTCTACTGTACCCATGAACAATTTAAGGTTTGGTTGAGCTAAGATGTCAGCAGTAGCAGCAGTTAAAACGTTTTGAACCGCTGTACGTGAGTTAGCAACTGACCAAGCAACAGTTGAAGCTGAAACTGGAGAAGCAGCAGCGATAATTTTTAACAAACCGTCAAACTTATTTAAATAAGCTGAACCTGCTGTAGTATCACCTTGCCAAATTGCAGTCTCTAAATCAGCAGCGATGTTTTGCTGAATGTCAGAAATGATCTGCTCTTCAAAAGTTAACATTGTGTAAGTTGAACCAGCAGCTAAAGCACCTTGTAAATACTTAGGCTCTAAATCTTTCTCACACCATTTAAGGTTAATTTTTACTTTACCTACTGTTAAAGTACGTTGGCTAAAAGTAGTATCACCTGAAGCAGAGAAACCACAAGAACTACCTGTTTGCCATACACCACGTGTAGCAGCGATGTTGATAGTTTCTGCCGATTTGATACCCGGTTGTTTAACCATGTATTGTGCAGTCTTTGCACCTGTAGCGATAGTCTTGTAAATTAAGCTATCTGCATTTTCTTTTGTATAGCTCCCTAGAGCTGAAACGTTATATGCCATTTTTTAATTTTTTACTTGTTATTGAATTTTGTTAATTTTTCGATTTTTCTGTTTAATAGATTTCCTTTTTCAGAAACCTCTACTGGTTTAGCAGTTGGTACTTCCATCAACGAATTGAAGAAAGATTTAATAGCTTCGATGTCCTTTGATTGATTTGCAATCACTTCGTTCATCTTTGAAAGTTCAGTCTTTAGAGTTTCGTTTTCTGCTTTTACGCTTGCGAAGTTCTCTTTAACTTCTTTCTCAAATACCGAAGGAACTACAGGAGCAGCTTGTGCAACTGGTGCAGGTGCTTGCTCAACTGGCATTTCAGGAGCTTCTACCGCTGTTACTTTACCGCCTACTGTTTCAATCTTAGTACCATCTTCTAGTGTGTGTTCGCCGTCTGGAGCAGGAAGTTCACCCTCTGGAGTTACAACAGTTACAGCTGAACCAACTACCAAAGTAGGGGTATCATACTTTACTACTGTACCATCAGATAATTTTGCCTCGCCACCCATTTGGACTGGAGCTGCTACCGCTGGGGCTGCAACTACTGGAGCTACGTTAAACTTTTCTAAGTGAGAAGCAAGTTCTTTTTGCTCTTCTACAGAAAGGTTTTTGATAGCTTTTGTAAATAAGTCTTTTAATGGATTCATGATTTAATTTTAAGTTATAACCTTATATACACCTTACTTTAAAATGTTAACTAATTGGCTTACTACCTCATCAGTCATTTTAATTACCGGGCGATCATAAAAGAAACCACCTACACTAAATCCTGTGTAAATTCCTGTTTTCATGTACTCGTCATACAACTTCTTGTCCCCTACATAAACAAATCCAACCCATGTACCGTCTGGTAAATGTTCCTTACCTTTTGGAGGGTTAAGACCAAAAGCACGGTTTACGATATAATCTTGAAACAATACTGAATTGTCTATCCTTTTGTTAGGGTCGTGCATCTCGTTTATGTTAGTATTATAACCTAACATTTTAAACTTTCTTTGTATCTTAGCTATCTCTGATGCTGGGAATTGTACGTTATATTCCTGACCATTATCACTTACTCGGTAGATTTCTAGATCGGGGATCATTAAAGCACCCACTAAAATCTGTTTATCACCTTCTACTGGGGTAAAGTCCCCTTTTTGATTTCCGAATGTTAGCTTTAATCTTTTAAGGTCTTTCTGTTTGTTAAATACAAAATAACCGTCTCCTATTGCTGGGCTATCTACTGCGCTTATATCATCAACCCCACTTTTATCTGTTAGGTCTTCGCTTATGAATAATTCAAATAATTCCATGTCTTTATATACGTTAATTGTTAAAATGTTAATTATATAGTTGCCTGTTCGTTTAACCTTGCTACCCTACCCTGTGACTTAGTAATATCAGATTCCAAGACATAAACTCTATTGTTTAAGTTTCTGCCAGTCTCATCAAATGAAGTAGACGGTTGAATGTTAGGGGCTGTTGTATTGCTTACAGTAGGTAAACTTGTGTTTGTTGGCACACTTACTGAACCTGTTTCCGCTGTTACTGATGCACCGCCACCGTCAAATTTTGTCGCTAAGATTTTAGCTACATTGGCTACAGCTAAAGCAGCGTTAACACCTGCTAAGATTTGACCACCGGGAGGAGGAATAGTTAAAGCAGCTTGAACCGATCTGATACCGTCCTGTGTTGCTCTTGCTACGTTAAAAGCCTTATCCACATTAAACATTTGCTTTTTAATCTCTAATTCTCTGGCTGCGTTTCCTTTTGCTCTGTTTAATTGAATAGCAAAGAAGGCATCAGATAATCCTTTCATTGCATCGAACTTTTTAGCATCCGCTTCCTTTATAGCTGCATCACTCTTCTTTTTGTTCTCTACATCTTCTTCGTATGACTTTGCACCAGCAACAACAGTATCGTTAAATAAACTAGCTTTTGCATTTGCCTCTTGCTCTGCAAATTCTATTGATTGTTTCTTAGCTAATTCATCTCTTTTAGTTAAATAGTCTAAACTAGCAGCCTGCCACTCTTCTTCATCCTTTGCTCTTTTTAAAACCTCTTGGTGTGCTTTTTCTAGTTCTGCTCTTTCTTTTTCTTGTTTCTCTTGTAAGTTTTTTAATGCTTGTTCATTGTTCTTCTTTTTATCTTGTTCAGACTTTATATCTATTATATTCTCTTCGTTCTTAGCCGTCTTAATAGCCTCTAAACTTGCTGTTAACAATCTCTTTTTCTCTTCGTCTAATTCCCCTCCTGCTCTTACAAAAGCCTCTATTTGTTTTACTACTTGTAAATTAGTATCTATGATTGCTTTTTGTTTGGCTTTCTCTAATTCAACCGTACTTTTACCAGCAGCTTGAGCAGCTTTAATTTGTCTATCAAATGCAGCGGTTTGTTGGTCTAGTGCCTCTTTTGTTTTGTCGGCGTTCTCTTTTATTGCCTCGCCTTGTTTATCAAGTTCGCTATTTGTCAAACCTAAAGCATCGGTTAAAGCATAAACCTTATCTACTACCCAATCAATAACATCCCCTACTGCTCTTAAAGACTTAGCCAGTATTCCGTTACCTTGTGATAGTTCTTCAAAGTTTTGGATTAAGTAAGTAATACCCTCAACAATTAAAAAGATAGGAACAGCCGCCATAGCAGCCCCCAAACCTTTAAAACCTGTTTTTACTTTGTCTAAATCTAAGTTCTTAAAACCGTCACCTAATAAATTTAAAGAAGAGGTAGCGCGTTCAACACCACTACCTTGAAAGGTCTTTGTAGCATCCGTAAGGTCATCCATACGGTCTTTTAATTCCGCTACTCTCTTAGCAGCTTTACCGTCACCATTTAAGGCAGCAGCTTGAGCTTCTTTTAATTCTTTCTTTAGGTTTTTAAGTGAGTTTAGTGAGTCACCTGTTTTAACCTCTGTTGTTATTACTACTTTACTTTCTGCCATGTTTTAATTTTATTCCCATGAATAGATTGGTTGCCATACAAATGAAATCACTTGTGAAGCTGTTGCTGTTCCTACTATAAACTTTCCTACTAATTGAACAAACTCACCAGAGTTAACATAAATAGGTTCTTTAAAATCTACGTTTATTGCTCCTTGTGTTGGAGGTGTTCCTATTGCTGCTCCTACTGCCCAGCTCATATAACCTAAAGCTACTCTTCGTGCTGCTTTTGCTGCTGCTCCCTCTGCTGTTGCAAGTGATACGGCTGTATGTCCAAATGCTAAACTAAATTGAACTGTTGTTACAGTAGTAGCTACTGCTGCTCCAATATTTACAGCATCCACCCTAACTCCTGTTATTCTTAATCTTTTACCCTGTACGGAAACTGTCCCAGCAGGAACTTGATAAGATCCCCATATACCATCAGTCGAACCACCTGCCGCTGCTGTTACTGCTCCCTGTCCACCTAGTCCGTTTGGTAAGTTTGCAGTTAAAGCCGTGTTACTTGGTGCTGCTGCTGTTGGATTTGTTGAGTTAGCATAAGAAGCTAAAGACCCCATAGTCCCACCACTTAAACCTTGATAAGAACCTAATATAGAATTACCAACTTCTCCTAATCCTTTTGGGATATTAGCACCAGAAACAGAAACTCCATAATCTTTTAACTGAAATTGAATTACTGCTCCTGTAGTCCCTGTGTGTGCATGGCGAATAGAGAATGGTAAAGTAGAAGACAAGAAAGGTGAACCTTGTCCAGCAGGAGTTGGAATACTTCCGTAACGAACATTATCTATCCAGAAGTTTACTTCACGCTCGCTTGCTGTGATAATAAATTGATAGTTTTGGTTATTAGTATGGCTAAAACTAAACGCTCCAGTTGTTGTTTCTGCACCGTTGTAATTGATAACACCAAACACACCACTAGCGTTAATTCTGAAATAAACACCATCAGTAGGCGCATAAGCTGTAGCTGCACCTCTTCTAAATAATCCAATATCTATTACAAAGTTTGTTGTTAATGCTGCCGTGATTGCTCCTGTAAATTCGTTATATAATAAACATGAAGTAAGTAAAGGAAACTCTGCATAAGTACCAAATGTAACTCCTGTTCCTGTAGTAGTTACTGAACCACCGTTAGTAGTTAAACCAGCAGTTGTCCATGTAGCTGTTAATGTACTATTGGCGTATGTGTGCTTTCCTGTATTTTGCGCTGTATAGTTAAAAGTCTCATTATCTAACATTGTATCCTGTGATACACGTAAACGGTAATCCTCATCAGTCTCAGGAGAGTATAAATAAGGCGATCCTGTTTTAGTTCCGCTATCATTCTCACTATAGAATTTAACAGCACTTACATTAGCTGGGTTAGTATCTACATCCCTTTCTAAAGTAGTCTTTATAGCGTAATCAGTTGTTACGTTTGCTAGTCCTGCGGTATTCGAGCCGCCCTCGATTTTTGTTGCCATGTCTTAATAAATTATTATGTATTTAATTGTGTAGTTACCACTTGCCTTTTTTGATGCTGTGCCTCTTATGTCAAATGATGTGTTATTAATTATATTCTCTATGTTAAAAGTTACCCCGTTTAATTTAAAATCGTCTAAACTTGTTTCTGTTGTTTCCTGTGGAATAATTGTAAAACTCTTTATGTTAGCGGTAGTCAATACAACTGATGTAACTGTATTTAATGCTTTATCCTTTTCTGCTCCAAAATTCAAAACAGCCGTTCCACTAATAGTACTTCCACTTCCTCCCCCACCTGTAGATTCTACTTGAACGTCTACGTGTTCATTTGGTATATCATCGTTTACTGTAAAGCTAGCATTAGTGCCATCTAAAAAGTTAACAGAGTTGGTGTATGCTACATCAACATCATTATGTTTTACTCTTACTCTTTTAGCTATGTACGTCATTATACTATGTTTAAATCTGTACCGTCAAAATGTACTGTTATTGAATCCCTTACTGCTAGTCCTGTTGTATATGGTAGTGCATTAGTCTCAAACAACCCTGTACCACTCGAAGTAGTTATTATAAAGTTATTTGTAGCATCCACTATTTTAAATGTTACTTGCCAATTAGCTCCAAGTGTATCATCCCATGTTGCTGTTACATCCCCTAAACTTGTGTTTATATAGTAGATACCTTTAGTCATATCTACTGTAAAGTCTGCCGTTTTAGTTGCACTATCTATCCTTTGAGCCTTTTGATAGACTGAAGTTGTATAGTATAACTGCCCAGCCTCTTTAGTTACCTTTATAGATTCCCTTATGTTTATTTTATTGCTTTCTACAGTGGTAGAACTGGTTAAGCCGATACCTACAAAGTCTTCTATCTCTGAAGTAACTACTACACCGTCACAATTAATTAATGCTATATCACGAGCCATTTTCTATAAAGTTTTTTGAGCCTCCTATAATCATTGAACTATTACCGTAGTTTTGGTTACCGTCTCCGCTTGTTAAGTTGTTATTGTATACTTTCTCATACGTGTTATTACCACCACCTACTCCACCACTTAAATCTATATCTGTAGGAGTAAAGGCATCGTAATTAGTCAACTTCAATAACTCAACCTTAGTTGGTAAGTAGTCTATTAAATTAGCCTCTAATTTGTTCACCACATAATAAGCATCCTTCCAAAATATAGGGTAGCGGAAATCAAAAATATGGATGTCCAAAGGTGTTAACCAAAATTCAGTTGTTACTATCTTACTATCTTTATCAGTGATCTGGTTAATGTATCTTGAATAATACTTATTATAAAGGTTGTTAGTAGTCCAATACTGATTAGGATAGATATACGGTAAATTAGGTAATCCCCAGTTTAAGTCTAAAGTTGGGTTATATGGATTGTCTGTATGTCCCCCATGTGGATAATTTGTGTAAGTATAATTCCCGGCAGCCGTTGTAAATGTCCATTGTGTATTAGGTAGATTAATCTGTTTGTAATACAACAATCTTATGTTAGGCTTAATCTCTGAAATTATATTATTGTTCTTTTGTAAGATTGCCCCGGTAACTAAATTAAAATAAGGGTTTCTATAATAAGGCGTAGCACTGAATACTACATCCGTCATGTTCTCAGCCTTTACAAAGTCACTCGTTACATCTACATCCTTATATCCATAAGTTTCTTTAAATGTTTCTTTATGCCACTTATTAAAGTAGTCCCCATCTTCTTTATAACGATACTTGTATTTCTTATAGTTTAACTCTCCTACTGGCTTTATTTCTGTTACACTGTTTTCGTTATGCTTGTATGTCCAATCTCTTGCTGTGGTCAAATAAAAATCCTCTCTTGGCTCTATAATATAGTTCTTAGGATTGGTCTTATCTACCGTCACATATAAATTAAACAGTCTTATAATTGATTTGAAGAAGTCTGCCTGTGTTACGTTCTCAGGGATTGATTCATTAGCCACTACTGCTATCCCGTCATAAACTTGGTTAGAAGTGAACTCGCTTGAAAAGTTAGAACCACTATTTACTTTAACTCTTAAATCCCATGTGTCCGCTGCCGATCCCGCTGCTAATGTTGAGATTTGAATGTTATTATAAACTACCTTTACAGTATAAGTATTGGTAGCTGTTAAAGGATAATTATTTAAGATCACATTAACGTTATTTGCAGCCGTTGAGCCTAGTGTTAATTGAGTATAAACCAACGAACCCGTACCTACAATGTTACTACCTTGATACAAATAAACCCCTATAACACCTGACAATAAAGTACATGATGCACTTACATCTGTTACTGTATTTTTATAAACGGTTAATGTTAACGATAAGTTAGTTTGAATGTTATGGTAGTTAGTAGTAGCTACTGTGTAAGTAGGTGTAGCAAATACCCCACCAGCATCGTAAGTTTCAGTTTGGAAGTTAACAGTATTCCCAGTCATATCAGTTAATGATAATAAAGGAAATGCACTATCTACCATTGTTTTAGTGAAGGTTTCTGTACCGTCTGCTTCTGCTAAAAATCTGTTGTTATTTATTACTGTAGTACTTAATGCGCTTGGCTTTGTTGGTGTTACTACCAATCTTTTGAAAAGGTCTGAATCCAAAAAGGTAGATTCCCATGTATACCCGGCTGCAATAAACATCTTTAATAGAATATCCCTAGCAAACAAACACAACCTAAAGTGTTGAGGTTTTACATAAGATAAGTTAGAATTGTTAACCCCCCAGTCTAATAAAGGATAGGCACGTGAGGCGTTAGTACTTGTAAAGGTTGCTCCGCTTGTATTAGCCCAACTTCCCGATATACTAAAATAATCTAATGTATGGTTTATCTCACTAAAATCTAAGTCTGTTAAATAAAGTCCTTGTATATCTGTGAATAAGGTTGTAAGCTCTCCAATTAACGAACACTGGTAAATTACTTGTCCTGTGGTCTCATTCTTTAAAATGTTCAATAACTGGATATACCCTTTGATTTGTGGTAACTCATCCACATAGTAAACAGCTTCAGTCTTTAATCTAGGGTCAAAGGTTTGTAAACTTATGTTCGCTTCAAAGATATTCTCGAATAGGATATTAGTTTCTTTGTTACCTGGAATGTCAATAGTCTTACTGAAAGAACCTTTCCTATTCTCTGGATTTCTTATATCCGCTATTTGGTAAATGATCGTTATAGGGATGTTTGCAAAGTACCCCACATTCTCATTTGTTCCTATCTGAAGTCTAGTATTAGCCATTCTGGTAAATGTCTTTATGTGTGTACTCTATGTCTATAGTCAAGTTGTATAGTTTGTTGTTAAACTTCTTATTTACTAAGTAGTTATTTGTGTTAACTTTAACTGGGATTAATCCAATAGTCGAACCCATATCCATATAAACTACAGGGCTTGAAACCAAGTATCTATAGGCATCTATTTGTTCTTCACTAAACCAATCACTATTCAATTTAATACGTGTAGTAGAAAGTTCCCGTCCTTATCTAAAAAGTGTAAAACATAAACATCATACTTACACTCGCTTTCTACATAAATTCTAACTATGTTCTTTCTTGCTGTAGCAGGAGGCATAGTATAAGCATCTATAACATCGTAATAAGCACAGTTAGCAGGTATAATAGGATAAGAACCCGTAACCAATCCACTAGCTATATTGTCTAATCCCTTTCTTCCGCAATCTATACACAGCATTTTATCCGTGTATGTTGTACTGGCTTCGTATGGGTTAGCTATATCACTGTATTGAATTAAGTTCCCTGATGCATCGTAAGCGTTTATTCTTATGAACTCAAGATCATTATTCTCACTTGTTAAAGCATATAAGAAGTAACTTTTATCTGAATAGGTCTTAGCATCTGGTTTGTAAAAGGTCGAACTTGAAGGGTTCCTTAAACTAGTTAAGTACTTATAGTTAGAAGTTGAATTAGCATAAACAAAATCATCTTGATCGTAGCCGGGATAATCTAACCATTTCAAAACACCATTCCAAACAATATAATCTATATTAGACCCACTTATGTTCAATGTAATTCTTAGCAAAGTTGGAAGCATCAAAAGCCAGCTTCGTATCTGGTCTTTGTTCAATCTCATAAGTAGCTGTAGCACTTGTTATTACATCCGTGCATTTAACTGTATAAGTAAAGTTAGCTGAAGCCACTTGTGTTGAGGTTGCTACAAACCATTGAGGGTTAAACCCTGTTACGTACCCTATTGGATATGTATGTACTGTTACACTCATTTACCTATTGTTAAATCTATTGTTATATTCTTACTCATTACTTTTGCTAACTGCTCACTTAAATCGTTTATTCTTTCTTGTGTTACTACTCTATCAATAAAAGGTCTTGCTTTATATCCTTTCTTACCTACTGACCTAGCTATTAAATAAGATAGGGTCTTAACGTTCTTTTCATAATTCAGCTTTTTAGGCTTTCTAGTCAATCCTTTTTTGGTCTTTAGGTTTATCTCTGCTATTACCTTATTCGCATTGATACCGTGTTTATTCTGCCATTTCTTACCAAACACTTCGCTTGGTGGCATCTTACCTTTCTTTCTTCCGTATTCAACCCAATACCAATAATCATAGTTACTAAGAACACGAACCGTATATCCTGTATTTGTTACAGTAACCACTGGGTTAAACTGTAAAGCTGATATATTGGGATTTGTTGAACCGCCCTCTTTAAGAGCCTTGTTTAATGATGCTAGTAAATCAGTGCTTAACAACACCGCCCAGTTATCACAAACCTGTTTTATTTCATCCTCTAGTGCCACTCTTTTTTAACTCTTCTGCTATTACTTCGTTCTTATCTTTCATGTAACTTAACCTATTTAAGAACCTTACAACACCCCAGCTCCAAACCTCATCTTCTTTAAAAGGGTCGCCACCTGTTACATCATCAACTACTGCATACCATCCCCAGAAGTCAATAAAGTCCCTTCTTGGATCATGCGTAAAATCTCCTGTTCCCGTTCCATGATTACTTCCTGCGCTTTTAAATAGTCCTCTGTATTTACCATCAAGTGTTTCAATGCTTTGGAGCAAAAAAAAACCACCCCGTAAACACTTTGTATATTCTTAGTTAAGATACTTTCTGAAATCTCTTTGTGATAGTTAGCATCGTAAACAAATGAGAACCATTTAGACTTTTGAACTCCCGATTCCATGTATTTATGTCTTACCTTGAATATACGATATGAACAGGCAGCTATATGGTGTAGGTTTTGAATTGCGTTTCCATCCTTGCAAAGTTCTTTTATTGTAGCATATTGAGCTACACAAAGATTCTCTGCGTCTGTTTCCTTCTTTAAAAGGTGTTTACCTACTCTTAAGTATTTACGATTGTTTATAGACGGTAATTTGCCTAAAAATGAGATTAAGACAAAATAGTCTTTTAACTTTTTTAAAGGGATGGTTTCTAACTCTGCAATCGTCAAACCGCATACTTTAGAGAGTACGGTCATCCAATCATCAAAAGTCATCTTATCCTTAATAAAAGGATGAATAGATTGATAATCTTTAACGCTTAAGTCTTTGTACGATACTGGTAACTTCACACCAATATATACACTTATTTTGTAAATTTAATAGAAAGAATACGTCCCAGCAGTTTTTAAGTTCTTTAATGCTTGATAAGCTATGGCACAACTCATAACACCGTCATCATGAAAGCCTTGAGGGGCAGAATAACGAACTGATCTAGTCTTATGGTTATACTCATAAGTGAATATATCGAACTCCTTTTTTAACCATTCCTTGTCTAAAATGTTAAATTCTTTGTTTTGAATGGCTACCTGTAAACTTTCAATAGCATCCATCTTGCTTTTACTTGTTGTGTAGAATGGTTCTATTTTTGAATACTGTGCCTTTATTTGCTCGAATATTGCGTCCCCGATACTATTTACCTCTATATAAGCAGTAGCCTTAAAACGCATTAAATCGCTTGCTATGTTATTAACTATCTTTTGCCAGCTTTCATGTCTCCATCTCTCACAGTATACCATTTGTCCATTTTCGTTTAAAATGGTTAAGACTGAATAATCATCTGCTCTACCTAAGTCAACCCCTGCATAATAGCGTTCTGTTTCTTGTGGTGTTTCGTTTATGGTTAGTTCTTTGAATACCCCCGAACCATTATCTACAAACTCGGCTAAATATTCTTGCTTAAAGATGTTTTCTGGTAAGGTTAACTTTGCCCCGTCTATTTCGTCTTTAGTAGCCAAACCATCGTAACTGGTCATCTTAAAAGACTTGTACTGTGGGTTGACCCCATCCAGATTAAAAAGGTTATAAAAATGATTTTTACCCTTTGGAGTACTAATTAATAGGACTTTCTTACCCTTAACTAATACAGTGGCTCTTAATACTTCTGACCATGCCTGTTCTGCCATAAATGCGAACTCATCACATACTAGGTAATCAAATGTAAAACCACGAATATTATCGTAACGTTCTGCACTAAAGAATTGAATAGTTGAACCGTTTGGAAGTGTTATAACTAGATCACTAGCATTAGATTTGATTAGGTTTGAATCCGCAAAGGCTAAAACCATCTCATCAAATACTTTCTTACACTGTTTATAGATAGGTGAAACCCATGCTATTTTAACATTTGAATTGTTAAATGCCCAGTAATAACATTGGTTCATGGCTAACATGGTCTTACCAAACTGCCTGCCAATATTTAAAACATAATACTTGTAAGGTTCTAAATTAATAGAATCATGTATTATCTTCTGCTTTTGGTGTGGATTGTATAGGGTTACCGAAGTTTGCATTTATTGTTCCTGAGTGTTCTGTTTTGTTTTCTGATTTCTCAACTAAGCCGTTTAATCTCTGTGTAATACTTGGATTATAAAAGCCTAACATACCTCCAATGATCTGTTGTTCTCTTATTTCTTCCTTTATGTGCGAACAGATACCCCTAAACTCATCATAATAAGAATCTTTACTTTCAAAATAATGGTGTATATCTCCATGATTCTCACGACAATAGCGTTTAAATCCTTCTAAAGTAAAAGGAATAACTGGATAGTCTGTTACTCTATTACCATCTTTCCCTACGTATTGTATCTTTGGCCATTCTTTAGCTTGTTCTTTTAGGGATTGTTTATATTCCCCCCATGCTTTTAAAAGGTCTTCAGGTGTTTTAAATATTCTTGTTGGATGCATTATTAAATACTTTTTTCCATATTACAGCTCCGTTTTCGTTTACTGTGATTTGGTTGGTGTTTCCTATGTTTATAAAAGATGCCATGTAGTTATTGCCTAAGTCATAGATTTGTGTTGTTCCATGAGGTATAGACTGTACTTTGTCCAGCTCCTTTAAAAATTGGTCTAATTTCTCTTTCATTTGTTTGTTAGTTTAATATTACTATAAATAATCCTATTAAGTTTGAGTTGTATAGATCAACTTGAGGTTCTATACATTCCATGTTTCCTATTATCATAACCCTCTTTTTTGTTGGTTTTCTTTGCTTAATTGTTCTAAGTCCCTTAACATTTCTGTTTTGTCATCTCCTCTATAGCGTAAAGATAAAAAGAATAATAGAACTAAACAAGTCCCCATCCCTCCTAAAAAGTATAATATGTTATATAAAATACTCACCTTTATCGTACTTTAAACGGTTGGCATCAAAGAAAGGTTTTGCTTTTGCTAAACTTTCATCCTTCATCTTTCTGTAGGCTGTTTGTTCCCCTACATCATTTCCAAAATGGTGGGTTCTTAAGTTAGGTAAGTAAAAGTTCTGCCTTCCTGCTGCTGTTGCTCTTAAGCTATAATCTGAATCCCAAAGACCATAAACCCCATATTCCTCACAAAACTTCCCTATCTTGTTTCTTAAGTCCTGACTTATAAACATATCCCCGAATACATTGGTAGTCTCCCATACCATTTTCTTACTTCCGTCGTGCGTTAGCATCTCTTTGTTTGGGTAGTTTAGACCTCTCCAATCTATTCCAATAACCCCATGATCAGGAATTGCCTCAGCATATTCAACCATTGACTTTAACCAGTTGTTTGGTAGTTGGATGTCGTTACCTATAAACACGTAGTAATCGGATGGGTTAGCTTCTATCATTCTGTTTAGGCTTTGAGCTGTTCCGTAGTTGTACCCATTTTTAAAATATACTTTAGGGTTCTTTTGTTCACACCATTCAAAAATACGGGGGTCTGTGCTTCCATTATCTGATATACAAAGCTCAAAAGGATAACCAGCTTCTTTAAATGCTTTGTCTATGTACTCCCGGCATTCGTTGTATCTATCTATGCAGAGTAATAATATACTTACTTTCTTATATTCCATATCTTTCGTTTAGTTTCTTTCTCATTAATTGCTCTTCTATTCCATTCATTCCCAACTTTCTACACTCTATACTTGCTTGTCCTAAGTGTATTGTATAGTCGACTACTGGCTGCATAATGTGACCTACTTTGTGTTTCATAAAGCATTCAATCTTAAATAACCAATCGTGGTAGTATCTTAAATCTGTATCAAATGTCCCGTCTACTTTCTTTAGTTTCCACATCATTGTTAAATAATTGATGTACTCTTCTTTTATTATCCTTTCTTTGAAAGGTGGGTCAGCGTAATATGTCTTACCGTTTGTTATCCAACCAGCATACACCACGTCTAAACTAGGGTCTTTTTTAAATGCTTCTACCCTTAAACTTATACCGTTTGGAAGTAATCTATCATCATCATGTAAATGACAAACAAGATCCCCATAAGCATAGTCATGCAAAAGTAAATTAAAGTTATGAGGTGGCAAAATATTATGAGATAAAGTTATTACTTCAATCTTTGGGTGGTGTTTATACTGTTTTAAAAAGTCTGCTGTACCGTCTGTGCTTCCGTTGTTTAAAATAAATAGTTTTGCATTGTCATAATCTTGGTTTAAGAATGAATCAATAGCTCCCGGTAACATATCTACACGGTTATATGTTGGCATTAACACAGATACTATCATGATGCTTGTAAAAATATACGTTCGTTAACTCCTGTTTTCTCTTCTCCAAACTGACCTATTAATGTTACTTTGTACCCTACGCTTTCAAAAAGTTCCTTTAATTGTGTTTGAGTATAATGCTGAATAACCGTAGGGTCTGGTTTATAGTCTTTGTTTGATTGTAACATTAACCAATAAGCGTTGGGTGTTATAACTGTGATCTGTGCTTTTGGGTACCTGCTTCTTAAATTGGTTAATACTTCTTTAGGGTTTGGAATATGAGCAATTACGTGATTAAAGAATATCTTGTTATAATCTTCTGTTAGTTCCGTATCTTTTAAAAAGGCATCTTCCATATAATCAGTAACATCATACCCCCTACATTTTGAAAAGCAGTTAATTAACTTGGTAGCAGTTCCTAAACCACATCCATAATCTAATATAATATCCTTTGGTCTAGGTCTTACTAATTGCTCTAAAAACCAAATCTCTTCCTTATACTTTTCAGTACTGTTCCACTGTTTTAATTTATTTCTATAGTCCATATAAATATTGTTTTAGTTTGTTTCCTGTTGCTTTAAACGAGTGGTGTTCAGTTACCCAACTTTTAGTTAACTGTTGCTGCCCAGTAATAAAGTCACCCTTATAATTTAAAAGACCATTTAATGTCTTTCTTAACCCTTGCTCGTTAATTACTGTATTTAACATATTAACTCCATAAGTATCGTTATAAAGCCCGTTATCTGTTATGGCTTGGGTTATTACTATCTTACTTAAACTGGCTGCTTCTAATGCACTTACCCCAAAACTTCCGTAAGGTTTACCACCCTGTTCACTTGCTAATAACTCAACGTAAATATCACACTGATTCATTCGGTCTAGGTTTTCTTCATGGCTTACTCTATCTGTTGAAAACAAGAACTCGAAATCGTGTGATCGTTTTAAGTCCTCAACTATTCTTATAATATCGTTTGTTCCTTTTACACTTGGGTTGCTTGGGAAGTGACCTACTACCAGTTTGTCCCCTATTTCTTTAATCGGTTTCTCAACCTCTATTGCTCCTACTAAGTACTTTGGGTTAGGTGCTAAATACTGAAACTCTGGTAAAGCTATTAGTGTGAATGGTGCTGTAAACTTTTGGTTTATATGTTGGTAACCTTGACGGTATTTTGTCCCTGTAGCATAGTTAATTATAATTTGATTATCTAAGTATTCGGTTAACTCCCAATCTGAATGAACCATGATAACTACATCACAATCCTTGTAAGTTTCCTTTATTTGATTAGGCGTAATAGTTGGTAATTGGTCTACATACCCAAATATATGACGGGTCAATGAATAGCCTATACAATCCACTTCAACGGCTTTTAAGGACTTTAGTAAGTTCATACCAAAATTAGCCCAGTCTGCACTCATTAATAACCCTACACGCATGATTTATATAATTGTAATCTTTTGTCCATTAAATTCTTTAACTCGTATTTCTTGACATCTTCTGCCAACTGTGCCGCTTTATCTTTCCAAAGGTTCGGATTTCTTAGTATAATCCTTTGCCATACATAAAACGTGTGTTCGTTTAGATCAAAACTATTGTCTTTAGTCATTAATAACGTATAAGGTTTAACCCCGCTTACCATTGCGGCACACCCCATAAAACCAGCCTCTAACATCTTTAGTTCACTCTTACAACTGTTAAACTTATTATCTTCTAAAGGAGCAACACAGATGTCTAATTCATTGTAAACCTCTCCAAATTCAAACACAGGCTTTGACCATATACGTTTATATACTTGGGTCTCGTCCACTATTCTTAAAAGGGCTTTTAATCGGTTCTCGTATTCCTTGTTCTTTAAAAGTTTCAAATTATCTGTAATCAATCTCTCATACCCTACATACATACTAGGCTTATTCAATTCAGCGTGGAAACCACATAAAACCACTTGAGCCTCTTTATAGAACTTATCATCTTTAAAAGAACGTGCAACACTATCCGCTATCTTTGTTAGGTCGTAAAAGTGTGTAGTACCTTGAGTAAATCCAAATCTTAACCTGTTACTTTCTTTTTTGTTTTGCTGCCAAACAGGGTCATCGGTATCTATTCCATTCTCTATTATATACACATTTTTGTTAACTTTTTTAATCTCATCCGCTAATATCGGTGTAGTGCAAATAACGAAGTGAGCGAGCTTAACAGAATTATAAATGGCTTCTGTTACCTTATGTTCGTTGTAATGTTCTTTTAATATGTGGTTATTTGATAGTTCCCAGTGGTCATCGAGATCAACACCAAACTTAATCCCTAACTTATTTAAACGCTCTGCAATGGGTTCTACATTCTCATAATCACCTAAAGTACGTGAGAATAAAACAAGGTCATACTCTTTTAAAGTTTCATCTGTTACTGAATCCGTGATGCCGTTTAGTAAGGTGAAGTCAAAATCATTGTGTCTTTTTAAAACAGCATGGGGTTTAATCATACGGTAATAAGTCACACCACTAAATTGTGGCTGCTCATCCTTTACCTGAAAGTTATCTACTAATAATATCTTCACTCGCTTAACTGCTTTTTTATGTTATAAATGTAATTTGATTTATCTAATAAGTTTTGGAATAACTCTTCATTCTCTTTCTTAAGTCTTTTAATCTCTTCTTTTAACTGGCTTATGTGCTTATCTTTTCTTTCAATAGCATCACTTCTATACATTTGAGTTTCTAAATCTTCATGTAATTTAGTAAAAAACTCCATGTAGTTACGTGCTGATTCTATATGTCCTCTCTTAATCTTTCTCACTTCTTTTTATGTTTTGGGAATGTTTCTCTTTTTAATTGTGTTTGCATATACGTTACCCGATTAATGTTAGCATAGAATAACATATCTTTTACGCATCCTGTACATCCGAAAGGGTCTTTTGCACTTGGATTTATTTGTTTGTATGCTCCCCATATCGCTGCTACTATTCCTTCATTGTCCCTGCCTATATACTTTTCTTTATTCCACTTGTCAAAAAAGTCAGAATACTTAACTAGGGTTTCATAATATGGTTTTAACTGTTCGTTCATAACCTAGCGTATAGTTTACTAATTATCATTCCAACTAAAGAACTTACCCCAGCCATTAAAACAGCAAATGTTAAATTCTCATACATTGAATAACTATAAATACCACCCAACCAAAAGGACAAACACTTCGTACAATCAAATGGATATAATCTTACCGGGATTTTATACAGTTCAGAATACCTATTAAACACTACTCTGTTGATTTTATTACCATCATACTCTTTGTAAAGAATAGATTTATCCATTAACCACAAAGCAAAGTTGGAAGGAATAAGGCTCAATTCTGCAAACCAGAAACTAAAGCAAACTATTAATAACTCAATCATTTATATACTTTTTAAAAAATTCTTTTAACCTTTTTTGGTAGCTCTTGTACTGCTTATAGACTGTGTGGTACTCTCCTTTCAACTGAATTGAAAAGTCCCTAGCGTTCTTAAACTTACCACCTTCTTCTATTTTACCGTTGTTAGGATTAATCTTATACCCTAGCGAATAAGCAAATGTTCTGCTCTTAGCCATTGTGGTAGTATCTTTACTAACTATGTCCCTTTCTATTTGGTCTTTAGCCCACTTGTAAATGTAGTCTACTTTTACGTCATAAGTCCCTGTACTAACAAAAACAGGATTCTCAACCGCATACTTGCTAAATTCAAATAGGGGGGATGTAGCCCCGTTTACGTTCTTTTTAATAGTCAATTGATTACTGTACTTATTCCAAATGTTGTTAATGATACCTACACAAAAGATTTCTATATGCTCCCGGTGTTTCTCTAGTTTCTCATTACCCATTTCACATATCGCAAGTCTAAACTCCTGTAGCAGATCATCGGCTAAATGTTCTCTTTTAGCTAACTTTTTACAGATGCTTAAGTATCTACCATCCCGTGCTATTTGGTCTATTAAACTCACGGGTTAAAATTGCTAATTTATATTTAATCTTTTATGATAAGTTTTAATTAGTAATTAACAATCACATTTTACGGTGTGACCTTCTTTTTTTATTGGTTCGTATCTCTTCTTTAATTAATTCTACTCTATAAGGAGGCATATCTAATACCAGTCCACAAAGTATGTTATCTGTTTCCATGTTTTCTTTTAGGTACTCTAATACTTTAGAGGTCACTATTTTAAAAGAGGGGGTACGTTTAATACCATGTTTTGTTATGTAGTAACTTACCCAATGATCGCTTAGTCCGTATTTGTCTCCTAGCTCTCCATTGGTATGATGTACCGCATCTCTTTTAAATTGTTCCTGTTGGTCTTTGTTTAGCATAATTACTTTTTTAGTTCTGATATATCTATCCATTGATTAAAATTAAGTCTCCATTCATAAATCTTTTATCTTATCTTTTGTTATTTGAAAAGTAATGTTTTTACAGTAAGGGCAAATTGGGTCTTCTGAAAATCTTGATACTAAAGTGTATTTACTACAATCATAACAAATGTTTATTCTTGGGTTTCCGTGTGCCATTTTATTAAGGGTTTTGACAATCGAAAGGATATAAGAACTTTCTAGTTAAGAACTCCATTTTACTTTTAAGCATAGACCTATCATGATCGCTTAACTTTTCATAATAAAGTTTTTTTTCTATTTCTCTAATCTCTTCTAACCTCTCTTCTTGTAGTTTGGTTAGACTGGGGGTTTCTGTTTCGTGTTTCATATTGTTTGTTTATTTTGTTTTATATTTAACTCTTCTTTACTTATGAAATAAAATAAATTTTGTAATTGATGTACGTGTTTTATACTAACAAATTTATAATTATCAAAAGACCATATATAAAATTCTTGCCACTTACCTAAAGTATAAGGCTCAGTTAATACAAAATCCGTAGATTCGCACATTATACCAATATATCCTTGTTTATAATCTTTATTATCAAACCCAAATTTTAAAAGCCATTCTTTTGTTAAATTTATTGGTTCCCAAACCCCATCAATGGCTGTTCCGCATGAAATTTTAATTATTGAATTATCAACATCAATAACATAATTACCTATCCTTAATTCATTTTCAATCATATTGGTTTTATTTGTTTGGTTATACATTCGTTAAAATATTCTTTTAGGGCTAACTTTCTGCTCTCAGTATCGTAACTTGGGTTTATTCCTTTTGCACACCATTCAAGCAACTGTTCAAAGTTTTTAGGGTCTTTTCTGTTAACTCCTTTTTCTACTAAACTCCTTCGGTAATTATCGTATGCGTCTTGTCTTATTCTTTTGCGAGTTTCTAAATCACTTATTAATGTTTTGACCCCTTTTAATTGGCATATAATCGAATAAAAACTTGAAGCGGTATAAGGTAGCTTCCCATTGGTCTGATACTCTTTAAAGGCATTTAAAATAGGTTCTCGCATTGCTTCGTTAAGGTTTAATGGTTTCACATCTGGGTCGTGTTTTGGCATCTCTATTAAGTTAATCCACTCCTTTTTAGCTGCTATCAGTTCTTTACTTTCTATGTAGGCTTTCCACCATTTCCAACAAGTAGTAACGTTAATACCGAAATATTCCCCGTATTCACCTAATGCACCTTTTTGAAAGGCTAGGGAAATCTCACCATGTCGAGCGTAAGGATATTTAATTATTACTTGCTCATAGAATTGATCGGCTATAAACTTATCTACATTTACATCTGTGTTTACCTTTCCTGTTAAAGAAGTAGCCTTAACTAAAGCCATTATTATAGCTTTGATGTTATCGGTCTTATGTGTACTTTTTAAGTCAGGGGTTCTTAAAGCCAGTATGTAAGGTCTATACTGTTCGCTTATCTTATCAATTAAGTCGTTTTGTTTCGCTATTTCCATTCTATAATTGTTTTTTTGTTTTTCCACACCTACATTTATAAAGAGTAACTGAAAATATTGTATCTTTAAATTCACCGCATGGACTTAAATGATTTGGTTTATATGGTATATTGTACCAATGTATATGATACCATTTTGTCGGTTTTTTATATTTTGGATGCCCTTCTTGAATTGGTTTATCACTCCAAAAAACCACATCATCTTTTCCTCCAAATTTTCTTGTTTGTTCCATATTTTATATTTATATTTGTTGTGCGACACGCTATTTTTATAGCAACCTAAAGCCATCATTTTTTAAAAAACTTGGTGGCTTTTTGCATGTCATCCTATTTGTTTGTTTGTATTATCCATTTCTTTAAATAACTGTTCTAGTTGGGCTGTTTTATCTATTACTGATTGAGTGAATGTAGCTGGATTCTTATTCCATTGTTTCGCATTCTTTTCAAAAGTAGCAAACCTTCTATTAATATCAAAAAACTTTTCACTCTCAAACCTCATTTTTTTACCTTTTAAAGAGGTTTCAGTCCAATAGGATATAAACTCACCTACTAGCATTTGGTCTTTACCTAATAGCTTAAAATAGGTCATTTCTTCAAATTCTTGTTTTGTCATATAATATTGTTTAAAGTAAATTCATCATTAAATAAATACTTACCTGTTGTAAAATCTTTCCTTACCCATTTTGCCAAAAAGTCAACTTCACCTTTTCTTTCACATCTATAAACCATACCCTCTGGAAGTTCAATACTATTTATGTTTTTTGTTCTTTCGTTTAAAATAGGTAATAATT